AGTACGAATGCGTTTATCAATTTCTTCATAGTATTCATTACTTGTAGGGTTGAATCCCTCTTCCTCCACAAGCTTTTTGTGAATACCAAATGAAGCATATGTCATCGCTTCGTCTTTCCCAAACCATTCGTTCTTTTCAGCCCATTTTTCGGCCTTCGGATCGGGTTTAGGCGGTTGAACTTTACTTTCTACAGGTTGATCACCTATTTGTCCAGTGTTTTTTAACGATTCTTCATATTTTTTTCGTTGTTCCTCAGTCGCTTTAATACGCTCTTCTTCAATAGCAAGTCTTGCTAATGCTTGATTTGCAGCAACTTGGGCATCTACATCCCCTTTTGCCATAGCATCTTTAAGCGTTGCTTTTGCAGATTCTAGCTCTGATTTTACACGACCAGTAAATTCATTGACATAGCCATCATCTAATTTATCAAATTTTGTTTGAAGACTATCTTTTTCTGTTTTAACTTGTTGAGCAAATTTTACAGCTTCGTCTTTTTGACGCTCCGCTTCACGTATTTTATACGTTAAACGATCAATACGTTTTTTAACGCCTTCACTGTATTCTTCGCGTTCATCTTTCTTTTCTTCTTTTTCTTCTACTTTTACTTCAGGTTTAACATCCTCTTTTTTGACGTCTTCTTTTACTTCAGTAATAGCAGGTTTATCATCCTTTACTTCAACATCGACTGATGCGCCGGACGTATCCAGTTCAATTAAAGGATCTTTTGATTGTGTTTCGGGCATGGTTTCCTCTCCATGTTAATGGGTTACCGGCGATAAAATACTTTCAGGATCATCTGTTGTTCCTAAAATTTCATCGTCGTTTAATATGCGCAGTTCTCCACCTTCAATATTAAGGCGTGAACCAGCGTAGCGGGCAAATATTACCCAGTCTTTCTTCTTGCACCAAGGGCCATTTGGAAAACGTTCTTTATCATTATATGCATCTGGTCCAACTGATAATACTAAACCAACATTTGTTGCAATTTGTGTTTCCTCAACCGTTTTATCAGAAAGGATAACTCCACCTTTTGTTTTTCCTTTTCCACGATGAGGTAATACTAAAATGCGCCAACCTGTTGGCACAGGTAATTTTGATGCTTCAGGTATTTCTTCTTTTTTCTTTTTTTCTTTTTCTAATTGCTTAACGCGTCTATCCGCGACGTGTTTCGGTAAAATTAGATTCATTGTCTTGCTCCTGTTTCTTTAGCAGGTCCGAGAGTTCCTGTTCAATATAAGTTAATGTTTCAAGTTGACCTAAATGATTCTGATAATCATTCCAATCTTTTACTTGATTGCTAGTTATTATCTCATTAATTTGGGTTTGTCTAGTCCTTATTATTTTAAATATTCTTTCTGCCAATCTTACTTCATCCATTTAATCCTCTTCAGATTTTTTTATTGCTTGTCTAGTTCCTCCCACATAGAGTCCAAACCACGCTGCTCCTGCTCCTACAATTACTGATACAAATGCCGATTGAGCATTTGTTGGATCTGGAAGCGCCATAAACCATTCTGTTGTTCTATAAAAAGCAAATCCATACAAAGTAATTAATAATCTTGGAAATATTCTCCACGCTGTTAATCGTTCTGGTGTAATCATTAATATTCGTATTTACCTTTCTTATCTTCAGATAATTGTTTAAATAAATCTTCATGTTGACGAACAATATCCTCATCCATCTTCATCATATCATCCATTTGGTTTTCTAGTTTTTCAACTTGTCTTTCTAACTTATCAATTTTATCTTCATTGACTGCTTGTACAGTTGACAATTCAAAAGTTCTTGCAAGAGTCCATCCACCTAAAGCCATTAGTAATCCTACTAAGAGCGTTATAAGTTTTTCCATCATTATTTTTTACCAAAAAATTTAATGGCTGAACCGGCTCCTTTAATTCCAAAACTTGCTGAGCAAGCAATATATAATAAATGTTTGTAATAATCCGGAAGTTGTTGCAAAGCAATAAACCCTTTTTCTACATGTTCTGTCATTCCGGGCACGAAGACTAAACACGCTGGCGCCAGTAGCACAATTAAAATTAGTTCGTCTTTCCACGACCCTTTCATTTGGTCTACGGCTGATGCTTCCCAGGATACTTTACCGGCTATTTGTTGTTCGCGTAACGCGGTCTTAGCTTTAATCTCTGTAAGTTTAGATTGTTGTTTAATTTTTTTAGTTTCTACGAATCCTTTAACGGCGTCGCCAGCGACGCCGAGTAAAGGTTTTATTAAAAGTCCTAACATGGGTTAAGCTGCTCCGCCGCCAATTTGGCTAATGACAACAATTACGATTATAGCGACAATACCCGCTTTTATCCAATCCTTCATCTTCCAATCCGACCACTCCTTTAAGTGTGCCCATAAGTCTTTAACTAGGTTCATATCTCCTCCTAATGTTCGGTTAAATTTATATCAGATTCAAATTCAACCACTTTTTCGTCAGCATCTAAAACTTCCTCAAGTTTGTCAACTGCTTCTTGTATATCATGCTCACAATTTAAGCAATCACAAGATGCACATTTGCCACCATTGCTATGATGACACTCGTGCTCACAGTGTATGCAAAGAGACATTAGTGTATAGTCTCTTTATGTATATTATACACTGAATTTTCTACTCCTTCAGCAAATAAGTGTAACATATCCGCTGTTTGATTTGGTCCAAGAATGTTTAAATAAATACTTTTTGCTACAATCATTAAACAAGCGCTCATAACCATTGGATCTGCTTTGTATCGTTCCGCAAAAGAAAAAACATCGTCTAAAACAACTGCTTGCGAAGGTATTTTATTTATTTTTTTACTTGTTATCATTATTTCGCTTCTTTGCTTGAGCTAAAGCGGTTTCGGATCGCAACATAGCGATATCTTCTTGACTTTGGATCTTCTCTTTATCGATTTTATCCTTTTGTTCCAATTTTTCTTCGTCGAAATTAAGTTTTTCTGCGTCTAAGTCAAGCTTTTTCTCTTCTATGTCCTTTTTCTGCGCAATTTCTTGTGCTCGAAGGTTTAATTCTTGTTGTTTTAAGTCAATTAATGGGTCAGAATCCTTTTTACCAAGGTATTCTTGCTCTTCAGCGACTAATTCTTCGGTTAATTCCACAATTCGTTCCGCAATTTCCTTTTCATTTTGCATTTGGAACTGTTGCATCAGCTCTGGCGGTACTTGACCACCAAATTGTGCGGCTTGTTCCTCCATTAATTGTGCATTTTTTGCTTCAACTTCTTCTCTTGCAAGTAATGAAATGTGTTCTGAAATATGTGACTGCAATATACCCATTGTTGGTGGATTATTTGCTACCAAAAATGAACTCATAAAGGCTTGGTGTGCATTTATGTGAGCCGCATGATCCTGTCCAGGAAAAACTTGTAGTTTCATCATTTGCAAAGATTTAGAGTTTTCCATCCCAGGATCTTCTGGTTGCGGCTGCTGGGGAGGAGGAAGTATCATATCTATATCTCGAACGCCTAATGCTTGATACATTCGTCTGAATGCTTCATGCATATTATGCATTTGAGGATTTGATACCGCCATTTGTAATTGTGTTTGGGCTAGCGTTACACGCTGAGCCATAGAAAATATATTCGGATCAGAAACGGGTAGTATGTCCACACGTTCGTCAAAGTCTTGTTGTTTGATAATTCGATTGCCGCCACGAACAGCATAAGGATACTCAGGAGGTAAACTTTCTGATAAAACTTGTGCCAATAATTTAAATTCAACTTTTTGTGCGTAATGTAAACGTTTATGTATGGCGTTCATTACTTTGGTACCACGTTCCATAATAGCCATCGTTGTACCAACAGGATTGGCTTGTGAACCTTCACCCATTTTTTGATCTGCAATGGCTGCAAAACGTTGACCGGCTTCCACAACAAAACCAAGAAGTGCAAACAATGTTTGACTCGGTTCTTTGTATGGTATCAGCATTAAGGATTCGCGGATCGCGCCTCCCGGTGCATCTACATCTCTGAATTCTCCAGGCTGGAGGGGTTGGTCATCGTCTCTAACGCGCAGTCCTCTAGCTTTAAAACCAGCTGGAAGATTGGACAACGTACCTGCATCGATAAGTTGTCTAAGCGCTGAAGTGGCTGTTCTTGAGAGACCCCCGAGCATGTGGATAAGACCAAAGCCATAAAAACCAAGGCCAGGCAAAAACTTGTAGTGTACAAAATATTGTATTTTTTTGCGAAGCGCATCTTGTTCTCTATAGTTACGATAAATGGATAAAACTTTTTTTGATCCTTCATCGATAGTAACGACATACGGAAGCTTAATACCAGTTGTTTCACCTGTTTGCGAATTCTTATCTTCGAAACCCGGTATGTCCAAATCGCAATGAAACTCCAATAAAACAATTTCTTCCGAATTGGCTGTTTGATCTGCTCCTGATAATTTATCATATTTGTCCCTTGCATCATTTTTATCAACCGGTTGCATTGATACATCAATATCGCGGTACATACCCCCTACTTGTTTTTTACGGAGTTCGTTACCCATAATTCTAACAACGTGGGTTATACGTTCACATGATTCCATGTCCGTTGAGACATAGGGAATTACTACATCTTCCGCAGGAACAAATTTTGAAACCGCTCTTCCTTTAACACCGTCATAATACACTTTACGAAATGCACTACCTGCAAGTGGTAAATGAAATAGCATTTGATCGAGTTCCTGATCATATTCTTCCATTGCGTATGAAATTTGATAATTCATATATTCTTTGACGCGCTGTGATTGTTCTTCTGTCTCTGGTGTCACTTCACCAACAATTTGTGTTCGAACCGGTCCTTCCGGTGGTAATAATTCTTTATAGGCTTGTGCTTGAAACTGTGTCACTGTTTCT